TACTGCACCAATTCGTAAAGCCGGCCGGAACTGGTGGTACTGTCCAACAGGTCTTCGATGGTGGTTAGCGGTCCGGAGGAATTACCGGCGAGGTATTGCTCCATGTTGTAGAGCGGCCCGGAACTGGTAGTGCCGTCCAACACGTCTTCCATACCGACCAGCGGACCGACGGAACTGCCGGACAGATATTGCACCAATTCGTAGAGCGGACCATAACTGTCCGAGCCGTCCAGCAAGTCTTCCATATTGGACAGCGGACCGGACATCGAGCCGGAAAGATACTGCACCAATTCGTAGAGCCAACCGGAAGTACTACTGGACAAGTACCCGCTGATGTCGGTCAACAGACCGTCTAGATCGCCGAGCGTGGCATCTGAGCCGGGCTCGCCGGCGATGCCCTCCACGATGGCCTCGACGTCGGCCAGAATGATGTCCGCACTGATCGCTCCGCCGGAACCGGTAGCGCCGTAACCCATTACCAGGTACCTCCAATCAGGGTGATCTTGTCGCCGGGCGTGCCTTTGACCTCGATCGCGGCCAGGTCGACCCGGTAAAAGGTGTGCCACTCGCCGGGTAACCACGGCACGTCGCTGCCGTCGTCGCCTTTGAAGATCGCGTTGCCGGCGTTCGTCGGCAGACAATTGACGGTCATCGATACGACCGTCTGCTCGGTGGCAAGCGGCTGGTAGGTATCGGTGAGCGTGATCTCCCGCATGATTACGTTATTCATGTGTCCCTCGCTACTCTTCTTGCTGAGCCTCCAAGACGGCAATGCGGGCCTCGTGATCGGTGTGACAAGCCCACAGTTGCTGATTGGACTGGGTCGCTCCGCCGATCTTTTCGACCAGGCCCGCCAGTTGGGCGGCGATCTCCGCCAGCTTGGCGTGGACCATGAACATCCACGAACCTAGCGCCAAGCCGACGGTCACCACCACCCCGATCACGATGCCCCAGATACCGGCGTTCATTTCTTTGCCTTTCGGGCGGGAAGGTCCGGCTCGACGTCGGCTGCGCCGTGGACGCGATCCTTCAGGGCGTCGATCTTGTCGCTGACTCGATCGACCGCCCGGTGAAGCAGCGACTCATCGCCCCCAACGCGACGGCCGATCCGGCGGGAGACGAACCAGCAGCCCGCGGCGATCGCCGCCGCCAGCGGTCCGGAGATTCCCAAGGCACCGCTAAGCAGTTTTCCGGTGGTCAGGCCCAGCGCACCGCTGCCGAGTTTTTCCTTAGCCAAGTCCTTGGCATACGCCCGGGCAATCTCGCGTTTACTCGCATCTTCACCGAGTTCCTTCTTGACCTTGTCGATGCGGGCCTCGAAGCGAGCGTGCAACGTTTTCCGATCGCCGATCAGTTTACTCACCGCCTGGCGAAGCTTGCTGCTTTCCTCTTTCGCCTCCGCGACTTGCTTCTTAACCTCTTCGGCCGCCGGGCCTTCTGCTTTCTGCTTTCCGCTTTCTGCTTTCCCTCGCATCTCGATCAGCAATTCGGCGATCTTGTCCTGCCCTTCGCCGATGCGGTCCAACTTGGCACCCAACGGGCTGAGATCGATCGTGGTCGACGTCGACGGCTTCGGCAGCGTAGGCCAGGTACTTTCGAGCCGGCCGATACGTTGATTCTGCCCTTGGTTTTGCCGGTCCTGTCGATACCGATACGGCGAGATACGCGGGGGAATCGGGCACTGTCCGCCCGGGCATTGGGTCGGGGCCGTGAGTTTTGAGCTTTGAGCATTGAGCTTTTTGCTTTGGCCGAAAGCCGCATACAACCCCTGAAGCGACGTGGCGATGCCGTACGAATCGGCCACCTCACGTCTGGCCCGCAAGAGGCCGACGATCGCGGTGCCATCGGCGTTGAATACGGCCGAGCCGGATCGTCCGTTAGCCGGCGTGGGAGTGAAACAGAGGTCCGATTCGACGTAGCCCAGAGCGTGGCCCTTCCAGCCGGTCGACCAGGCACCTTTGGCACAGCCGACCGAAGTCAAGGTTTCGCCCTGCTTCACCACGTAGTCGCGCGGGGCGATGGGAATCACCTTCGGCAACACGCCCCCGAAAGCGGTCTCCGGTATGACGACCAGGGCCGCGTCGGCAGACGGCGCTCGGCGGGTGACCCTTCCGGTGATCGGCTGTGATCTGTGGCCGTCTCGCCAGAACTCGCACTGCACGGTGGGCGCGTTTTCCACCACGTGGACGCAAGTCAAAATGTGAACGTAGCCGCCGGACCGCTCGAATACGCATCCGGTTCCCCGGCCGCCGTCTCCGGCAGTGATTCGGCAGGTGGCGTCGATACAGTCGGCCATCGCGCCGCGGGCCTGTCCGGCCGCCCAGATGGTCAGGCCGATCACCACGGCCAGCGCGAAGAACCAGTAGGTCAGGAACAGCTTGGTCGAACGTTTCATGTTACATCTCCGAATTGAAAAGGGGGAATGGTTTTTTGTCGAATGCAAAAACGGTTTTCGATTGCTCGTTACGTCGGCAGTTCCTTCACGAAGGCAGTCACGCACAATCCTTGTGCCTGCGTTCCCGTCGAACCGCTCACCGCCGCCACCAGCCGCATAATGTCGCCGTCGGCAAACGAAGCCGAAGCGAGCGTGCCGGTCACGGGTACTTTGTTCGTCTCGCCGGAGTCGATCGTGATTACGCTCGTCAACACGGTCGACCAGGACCCGCCGCCGCTCGATTTCTGGATGTCGATGGTTACCTGCTTGTCGCCGCCGGCCGGTACGCTCTCGGCCACCGCCTCGACGGAAACGAGCGAGCCGGCACTGCGAAAGACGTGGAGAATTACGGTGTCGGCGACAACGTCGGAGCCGTCGGATTGCGCGTAGCGGAGAGGAAACTGATGCTGAATGTTCTCTGCCAAGAGAACTTCCTTGATCGCGTCGTTGCCGACGGAGTTGTCCGGGGCAACGGACTCTTTGCAAGTGAGTTTGCCGCGAACGTTGACGTCGCCGGAGAAATCTACTAAGCCATCACTCACGATCTATCCTCACTTCAGCCGCACGGGCTTCTGGGAAATGCCGCGTCGCAACAGCGCGCGGCAAAGGGCGTTGGGGTTCCACTTGCTGGCGTTGGCCGTGTAAAAGGCCTCGATATGGTCCAGGGCCACCGCGGCGAACTCGCTGCAAAACAGGCTGGTGAGGTCCTGTCCCAAGAAAAACTTCTCGAACCAGCCGAAGCCGGCGCCGCGACTGCGAAAGGCCCCGATGCGGTCGTAGGACGTGCCGAGGTTCGACATGCAGAACTCGGTCAGGTCGACCGATTGCTCGGCGCTGATCGACCGCCGCCGCGGGTAGTGCCAGACCTTGCCGCGATAGGCCTCCACTCGCGGCCAAATCTCGTGACACTGCACGCCCTCGACGATCTCGCCCTGAAGCAGGCAGGGCTCGTTATAGAGCGACGTCGACTCGAAGAGGACTGGACGGCCATCGTCGGGATGCGCGGCCACGAGGGCCACGTGGGATAGACCCCACAGCGGAAGGCCCCAGGTGCCGCCGTTGATGATCCAGCCGGTCCACTCGGACGAAGAGAATCCGACCACGTCGCCCGGGCGAAGCGGCGAATCGCAACGCAGCGCGGCTTTCGTCAGCCGGCCGTGTCCGGCGAGCCTTTGCAGAAGATCACTACTCATCGCACCACCCTGTAAGTAAGAGTCAACACGCTGGTAAACACGCGATCCTCGCGAAGATGATCGGGAACGAAGATCGGCTCGTTGCCGGTCTCCACCCAGACGGCCAGCCGAAAACCTTCGGTATCCGTCAACACCCGGCCGTTGAGGGCGGCGAACACTTCATCCACCAGGCCCATCATCGTGTCGGCCTCCGCATCCGTTTCCGCTCGCTTCTGTATGCCGATGTCGATGGCGATATCCTGCTGATAGCCGGATCGATCGGCGGCGGCCGTAACGCGGCCCTTCGGAACCACGGTCACCCGCAGCGTCTTGTACTGCGATAGCTTCCGCTCCGGGTTGTAGGTTCGCTCGGCCGTGAACTGTTCACTAAACTGGCCCGCGTTGAGGGCACGGACCACCGCGTCGGCTACTTCGATTACGATGCTTTCGCTCACAGTTCGACCTCGTCGATGTTTTTGGTGTGAATGCGAAGCGTCTTTCGCCGCGAATCGCTGTAGCGGAAACAGGGCTCGTTCTGGCCGGGGGCCGCCACCTCGTAAGTGACTTCCGTGCCGTCGATGACTTCCACGACCTGGTCGCCGGAGACGGGCAACGTGCGTTCGTCGTCGAGGATCAGGTCCTCGGTGCGGATCAGATAATCGCGGGTCTCCACCCGGATGCTGCCGCCGAAACCGTCATGCACGTCGTGTTCGCTGCTACCCACCGTGGCCGAAACCTCGACCGAGGCGCCGCCACGCCAATACGTGACGGCGTCGGTCAGGTGCTCATGCCGTTGTTCGGTGAGCCAATCAGCCGCATTCGCGAGCATGTTCATGACGGGGAAGGTCTCTTACGCGGCGTTCGTCGGGATGTAGCGGATCACCAGGCTGAAGGCCGGAAGGTCGGCCGTGGTGCCCTGCGTCACGTCGAGCGTGACGTGTTCGCCGGCCGCAAGAACCTTGTGGGTCGCATCGGGCGTACCCAAGTCCTCGTAGTCGCCGTCGGGCGGCTGGTTCGCCGTGTCGTACGTCTTGGTGAGGATCGTGTTGGCCGCATCGTCCTTCAGCGCCAGCACGGCCGTGTTGGCATCGTCGACGCCGGCCGGCGATCCCTGGGTGAGGATGCCCACCGAAACGATGGTCACCGCCCGCGGGTGGACGAAGATCGGACGCGCGGCGATGTCGCCATCGGCCGCCAGGTCCTCGACGGGAACGATTACCGACTGCTCGGCGTGCGCGTCGTCGAGGGTTGCCGAGTTGCCGTTGGAAACGACGTCGCCGGTGAGCGCGGGAAGGGATTGCAGGACGATCCGCACCGTCTCGGCACTCTCGGCCGCGCCCGCGATGGCCACACCACAGTACTTGCCGTCGGCGGCCGTCTTCGTGACCGCACCGCTGCCGGCCGTACCACCTACCGGATCGCCGTCGTCATCCCAAAAGACTTCGTCACCGGCACTGATCGCACCGGTCACCTTGGGAAAGTCGAACACGCCGACAATCGCCAGGGCGCCCAGCGCGTTGGCCGCGATGTCCAACTTGGCCACGCCGATCAGGTCGCCTTGCACGACCACGTCGCCGGCCGAGACGGCCGAACCGGGCGTATGATCGATCGACTTGCCTTCTTGCACGAAATGAACACTCACGTTTATGCTCCTTCTGTTTGAGACTTGTTTGGTTCTAGCGCCTTACGCTGCACGAAATCGATGGGGCGGTACGTGTGCCTCCCGCCCCATCGAGAGAATTCTGCCTTTTGGCTTACGATTCGCCCTTCATCTTCAGGGCACCGCGGTAGTCTTGCTCGCGAACACCGAAGTCGATATAGCCGCGATACTGGACGCCCAGCGTGTTGAAGTCGGCGTCGGCTCGCTCAACGGTCGGGCGGTCGACGCCACCGAGGAACGCGACTTCGATCGCCGGCAGACGGTTCGGATCGGCCAGGAGATGCCACGCCTTGTTGCTCGCACCCGGGAATGTGGTATTGCTGGGATAGGCCGAAGAGACGACTTCAAACTTTCCGGCGTGCGGATTGTTGGCCGGCTTTGCCTTGTTTGCCGTAGTGGTTTCGTTCACCTGCAGCGCGGTCATGAGTTGTTCGGCCGGAACCTTCAATGCCGTGGGCACCAACAGCAATCTCGCGGGCACGCCCAAGGGGCGCCCGTTGGGCTTGGTCTGCTCGGCAAACGCCACCTCGGCCATGGTTAGGCCGTCGATCGTCAGGGCGGTGTCGGCGCCGGCGAGGTAGTTGTTGTGATCGGCGTGAAAGAACTTCAGGCCGTCACTCTGCACGGGATTGGAGAGAAACAATCCCCAGACGGCGTCGGCGATCGCCTCGGCTGCCCCCATGCCGATTCGGCGCGGAATCTCGGTCAAGGCGCCCAGATCATCATTGATAATCATCTGCCGAGTCAGGGCGAACATGATCCCGTGCGTGTCGACCTTTTGCCCGAACTGCTGCTCGCCAACCTTTCCATGCTTCAGTTCGCCGTCGGGGCCGACCTTCTGAAACACGAAATTGTCCGTCATGCGATACCGGCTGTGTTCCTTGAAGTCGTTGACCGAAGCGATCTTGCAGATTCGCCGCCAGGCGTCTTCGACGTAGTTGTAACCCTCCAGCAGAGATTTGTTGGCCACATTCGCCAGAATGTTCGGCAAGCTCGTAGTGCTGAATGCCGCCCTCAACCAGCCGGTCGCATCTCGACGATACCGCGGCAAGCGCTCCCCGCTGGCCAACTCGCAGAATTCTTGCAGATCGACGCCCCGGAGCTTGTCGGCCGCTTCGAGCGTCTGTTCGGAGTATGACGCCTCAAGTGTGGCGGTCGTAACGCCCGAAGCCGACAGCGCAACCACCTCGAAGACTTGCGGTCCGAAGGTGTCGGCCGGAACGTGCACGGCCGGTGCCGAGGGACGCGACTCTTGAATCGCAGCACGCACTTCCCTGGCGCAGCGATCTTCATCCCATTTCTCTTCGAGAGCTTGAGCCCTAATGTCCGGATGTTCCGAACAGAGTTGGTCAATCACGAGGAACCGCTTTCGCGCTCTTTCCTCCCCCTCCGCCCTGATGGCCTCGACGTCGACTTGACCCGCACCACTCGCTTCGAGCTTCTCGGGAGTGTCCGTAACGTTCGACTTCTTGTCGGCGGAAGCTTCCTTCTTGTCTTCGTTCGCTTTGGGCATGTTCTGTTTCTCCTCTTCGGGTGATTGGGCGGACACGACGGCCCTGGCGTCACTGTCCGCACCGTTATCGACAAAACTGATTTCTTTCAGGGTCATCCGGCGAACCACGTGCAACGGTCCTTCGAACGACTGGCCGTTGACCTCGATGTTCCGGCCGGCCGACACGAACTCGGCCTTGATTACCGGGCCGCCGATACTGGCCCGCCACGGGAACCCGTTGCTTCCGCTGCGGGCCACGTCGCGTGCCCACGAGGTGTCACGGCTGATGAGGCCTTCCGCGACAAGCTTTCCGCCACGGGCCTCGATTCGCGTCGTGTGGCCGACACCTTGGCTCGGCTTGTGATCCAACCGGATCGGGACCGACTGGTCGGGAACGTCCAGGCCGCCCAAGTCGACTACCACCGCGTGAGGAAAACCGGCCAGGCGCATCGCGCCGCCCGAATAGGCAACCATCGAAAACCGCGGCAGTTCCTTTTCGCCGGCAGCCGCTTCGATGGTCGGCACGGCGGAGAACTCGACGAATTCAGGCGACTTGACGCTGTTGGGCATCTTGTTTTTCCTTTTCGGAGTTTGGCGGAACCGATTCTTTCGCTTCGAGCCCCAGTTCCCTCATGAGTTTCTTTTCCTTCGCTCGCTGGCAAAGTTGGGTCTCCCAGTCCTTGCCCTGCCGGCCATACTCATCGGCAAGCGTGGTCGTGTTGTTCTCCAACCGCGTTGCCTGGGCGTTGGCCTCTTTAGCCGGGTCGACGTGTTCCATCCCGTCCCAAAACCACTGGTGAGGCAGCGGCACTCGCGGCCCCCGAAGAAAAGCCAACTCCTCGAAGGTTGCCGCTTCCTCGATCCATGCCGCCAGGATGCGGTCCGCCACCGCTTGGCCCATGTGCGATTGCGTGATCCGAAGGCTCTTGTAGTAGGTCTGTTTATCGAGGCGCCCACTGGCGTAATTGTGCCGGCTCGAATCGCCCGTGATGACGTTGATCGGCACCTGCAAGCAGCGGCCGATTTCGCCTAGAATTTCGCGCTTGAACTCGGTGTACGTAGTGGCCGGCTGTTCGGCCTTGATCTGGCCGAGTTTCCAGCCGTCGGGCAGCGTGGTCGCCATCCGCTTTTCGAGTTCGATCACATCGAGCGGATCGACCGAAGCTATCTCATCGCCAGCCGGAGCGTCCGTGTAAAGCACTGCCGCGAAGTCGGCCGCCGTTTCGGCCGCACCCAACACGGCCAGCGTGTAGCGGCGAAGTTGAGCGAACAGCGGAAGGGCCGGCGTGATTTCCGGCACGCCCCGATGTTGACCCGGCCGGTCCGCGCGAAACCAATGAATCATCGACGCTGCGGGGATTTCCTCGCTGTCGACGAACGCCGGCCCAATTCCGTAGGCGCCGGGGTGTTCGTGCAAAAGGTGGTAGGCTCGAACATTTCCAAAACTATCCAACTCGATTCCGTCTACCACGTCCGGGCGATTGATTGCCGTTACCGGCGTGACTATTTGGTCCGCTTCAATCAGCCGAAGATCAAGTTTGATGGGATGGTCGAGATGCGGGTTGGTAAACAACAGCGCGAACGCTTCGCCGTCGGTTACCTTCGCCATGAACATCGTGCGAAGCTTCGCGGCCAAATCGACGGCCGCGGCCCAGTCTGCAAACCACTTTTCAACAATCCGGTTCGCCTCATTATCTTCCGTCAGCAGTTGCAGCCGCGGCCCAGTCCCCACGCAATCACCCGCAACCGTCAGTACCATTCCCTTGGCGTAGGAGTTGTTGGCCACTTCGTAACGGGCACGTTTGCAGAGCGTTCGCCGTACGTGGGGCGTCATCGCCGCATCGGCGGAGAGCCCATCGGCCATTGCCCAGTGCCGGGCGTTTTCGTCGGTCGTCTGCGCGGCGTCGTAGCGTGCCCGGATATAGTCCGAGACGGAAAACCGGGCTTTGGTCTTACGGCGAAAAGGCCACCACATCAAACGGTTCCCCCGGGGCTGATCTTCGCCAGTTTGATGCCGAGGCCCGTGGACTGAGTCGCTCGCTTTGATGCTAAATGCTTGTCCGCCGCGATCTGATCCGGTAGCGAGTGCCCCTCGACACTTTGCCCGTCGATGGTGGCTCGCTTCGGACCGGTAGCGGCTTCGCGAATGGTGGAGTCGAGATCGTCAGCCATGAAAGAACACCTCTCTATAAAGAGAGGTGTAAACGCCGTTTACCGATATGCGTATACGCTGTATACGGGCTGGCGTCAGATGGGGGGTTATCGCTTCTCCCGCTGCAATTCCGAAAGCTTGATTCGCTTCCGCTTCACTCGCTTCCCTACGGCGCTCGTTTCCTTCAGCGAAGCCCCCTGGATCGAGGCACCCACCGCGCAGCCTACCAGGCAGTCGAGCCAGTGATTATCCGGCTTCTCGGCCCGCGGCTTCCATTCGTCAACCGTACGGCCGCGGCCCTCGGTCCGGACCCGGTACTCGGCCGTGATGTGCTCGGCAAACAGCCGATGGGCCTCCGGCTTGGCTCCGAACAACGAAAGGCAGCCCCGGTCCCCCATGGCGATGGCCAGGCGGGTGTGGCAAAAAGACTTCCAATAGTTGGTGTCGAAAACAACATGGCGGATTGAACGCTTACCCTGCACGTTGGGAATTCGCCAGTTGTGGCCCACACGGTCGCCACGTTTGCGCTTGTATTCGGACATGGGAACACTGCTGGCACCTATGAAGCGGCCGTGGCTGGGTATCACGACGGCAGAATGGGTGCTCTGACGGCAGAACTGATAGACCACTTCTGTCATCGGGCCCCAGTTCGCGTCGATCAGGCAGCGATCGATCCGCATCATGGCCCCGTCGTCACGCTTCCACTCGCGGGCCAGAATGGGGTTCGTGAGGGCCTCCAGCCCGGCGTAGATCGAGCCCTCCAACCCGGCGCCGTCGGCCGCGGTGGCCAGTGTGTTGCGAACGTCGCGCAGGGTGAAGTAGGTTTTCCGCTGCTTCGGGTACGCGCCGTAATCAACCACATAGCCGGTGAAATCATCCTCCCAAGCGGCCACGGTGTAATACAAGAGGTTTTGGTGTACGTCGACGAACATCGTTAGGTGGTTGCAGCCGATCGGAATCACGCCACGCGGCAGCCGGTTGATCTTCATCGCCACCTGATCGGCGGTGAGCTCCTCTTCGTCGAGCGTGTCTTCTGGCAGCGGTTCGTTCTGATATTCGGCGAAAAAGGCCGCCTCATCTCGCAACCGCAGGTTTATCGCGTGCTGGATGGCCGAGAGTTCGTCCTCGTTATGACGCTCCGGCCACGCGATCCGGGCGCCCTCATCCATCGCCGTCCGATTCTCGCGATAGAACGCAGTCGCCTCCGAACCGTCGCTGTCATTGCGTAGCGAGTCACTACGAATCGTGGCGTAGCGGTCCCAAAGTTTTTCATTGCTGGGGAACGAATAGACCATCTTGGTCCGTTTGCCCTGCCATTCCGGATGTTTTTCGCGGTTGAGTAAGCGATCAGCCATATCATCCGGCCGGATCACAGTACACGTCATCAGCCCGGCGATCTTCTTACCTGGGCCGGCCATACCCAGGACGTCGCCGGACAGGGTTGCTTCACGGCGTTGTGTCTGTGTGCGCGACCAGGCTGATTCGGTTGTCTGCGGGTCATCGATCAAAACCAACTGGGGGCGAACTACCTGGCCGTCTGCTCGGGCATGCAACTGGCCGCGGATGTCGCCACCCTTCATGCCGCTACACGAGATCACCACGCCGGAGGTCTTAAATAGTTCCAGGGTCTTTGGGTCCCGCATCGTAGGTAGTACGATCTTGTCCGCCACCCATTCGATGCGTGTCGGCTCTCCGTTGGATTTCTGCCCCTTCTGCCGGTTGGTGATGCGTTCAAGGCACCTGATCGGAAAACAAGCCTCGGGAAAATCGTCCGCCAAAAGAACATTCGTTTCGAGCCACGTTTTGATGTTCTCTAGGAGGTCTTTGGCCCGGTCGGCGCTGGCGGCAACCAGCGTGACGAAGGGGGTTGCTCCGATCAGGGCCGACCACAGAACGGCCGTCTGACACAGGACCGTCTTGCCGCTTCCGCGAGGCATGGCCATCGCGAACAACCCACCCGTACGTACCGCCCGTTCGATCTTGGCGATGACCTTCAAATGGTCCTCAGACCAGGGTAGGTAGAACACTTCGCTGAAGTAGGTCTCGCAAAACATGCGAAACGATCCAACCGCCGCCGCACGCCGTACGGAATCCTTGCACTCCGGCGCAGTGCCAATATCTTGTCCAGTTTTGACAACTGCCGCATTCCGCTCAGCTTGTCGTCGCTTTCGTTCTGGGTAGTCTTGTGGCATGCAACAAACTCTGTATGGTTTTGTGACTGTTCCCACGGCTAGGGGGCGGCTTCCATCGGCCGGGAAGGACCCACCCAACGGGTGGTGTGATCCCCCGTTCGGGTCCCTGCTAGTGGGTGGCAACTAACTTCTTTCACCAAACTTCCTTCACCCCCCTCACTTACACGCGGAAACGCCAAAAATTTCCCCCGCGCGACCCCCGGTGAAAGATTAAGTATTTCTCTCTCTTTTCTTTATATGTATAGGGACTTATGCAATTTTTTGGGGGGTGAAAAAAGGGGTGAAGGAAGGTGAAAGAAGCTTACCTGCGATGTAGCCAGCACCCACCATAAGAGCCCCTTCTTTCACCTTCTTTCAACCTTCCTTCACCCGGCACAAACGATACACCGTTCTCGTTCGCCCCTTGGTCGCCTTGACGTCAGGCTCGATATCATTCTGCTGCATCAGCGTTTCCACGATCTGCTGAAAGTCTCTCGCGTTAACTTTCATCCGCTTCATCAACACGCTATGCGGGAGTTCACCACCCGCACTACGCAGCTTCTCCAGCACCTTCAAACACTCGGCATGAAACGGATTCTCCGCCACGTGCGAACTGGCCAGGAACAGCATACGGTCGGCCAGGTGCCGGGCGAATCGTGACGCCCACTCGGCCGCCTCACGATCGATCCGCGGGTTCTCGTGAGCCCGACTGCACGCATAGACCAGCGCCAGCCGGGTGGCGTTCTCACAGACGCGAGTCCACAAGATGGCCCGTACCCGATCCCCACCGGCCATGGCGGCGTCGTATTCGTCGTCGGCTTGCGTACCGAGTTCATCCAGCACCGCGAAGCCCTCGCCCTCGTAGGGCACCACGGCCGGCGTGGGATGCTCATCGCCCAGGTCGGGCTTCCGGCCGGTGGTCGGGTGAACCGGTTCCGGGTTGTAATCCCGCCACCACTCGGCCACCTCGATCAGGCGTTCCGGCATCGCCCCTACATCTCGCGGACGCTGCTTTCGGCCCCGCTTACCCACGTCGACGATGATCGACCGCGAGAACAGCCCGTTGGTCAAAAGCTTCGGGCTCATCGCCTGAAAAAAGCACTCCGGCGTAGCGGTCCCGAAGATCACCAGCCCCGGCTGATCGATCTCGCCGCGAATCTCTTCCCCCTGCCCCTTGGCCCGCGCCTTGGTCCGCATCGCATGCGTTTCATCGGCCTCGGTATAGAGCTGCAACAGCATGGCCAACAGCATGCTATGATACGCCTCTTTCGACGAAGAGAGCGAACGAAGCATGTTGTCGACCTCATCGGTCTGGTAAAGCATCTTCCGATGCACGAACATCTCGTCTTCGAGCCCCTGACCGCTTGCGATCTGGTTACCGACCGCCGCGGCCAGCCCGATCTGACCCAGAATGTGCGAGTTGATCTTGCGCGGATACGCCTTGCCGTGTCCCGATCCGGCCAGGGCCAGCATGTAGAGGTTCGGGCGCAGGCCGCCTTCCTCGCGGACCTTGCGACTGCACAGATACGATTGCAGGGCCATCGCCCCGCAGAACGCCAGCGGCACGCTCGGATAGCGGGCACTTTGCCGGCAGAATTCCATCACGTCGCCGACGAACCCGGGCACCCGCATCAAGTCATCGGGAATCGGCCCCGGATCGTCCGGTCGGTCCGGCTCTTCCGGTTCCGGCTCCGATTTACACAGCCGAAATTGCGATAAATCCACGTCCGGATATTCCTCCGCCGGCGCCGCCGGAGTATCGCGCAGCCAACCATACGGCCGATCGTGCTCCCGCTTCGCCGCGTCCTCGACCTTGTGTCGCAACTCCCGCTCTGACCACTCCGGCTGACAGCGCGGGTTATACTCGCTTAGTAACAGGTGAAAGGCCCGATCTGGCTCCAGGCCGAATCCATGCACCAAAGCCGTGGCCGCCGTGTACGTCGCCGGATGTCCGCCGGAACCGCTGATTGCCGGCGGCAGCGCGGCCAGGTAGGCGATCGCGCGTCGCTCGACGTCTTGTTCTCCCTGTGCCAAAGGCTCGCCACACGGGCGGACCTCGGCCGCCTGGGGCCGCCTCTCCGGTGGCGACTGCTCACCATGCCGGGCCTTGACCACCGCTTTGGCCAACGCTTCGACACAAGCGGCCAGCATCGGACCGGACACGCGGGCCGGCTCGGCGTTCAACACGTCGTACGGTTCGCCCGACGGGTGAATACTCGGCCCCACAACCGTCTGACATCCGGTCCCTCGCAACTCGACGATCATCGTCTTGTCGACCGGATCGGCGTGCTTCTTCGTCTCCACGTCAGCGAAATACCAGCGATGCGAACCCGGCGCCGACGGCCTTCCGGTAACCGCCGGCGTAGGCGGCAGAAACTGGTCGGCCAATTCCCGGGCTTCCTCGCAATCAAGATCGACGTCGATCAGTCCGCCGGACGGTTCGCCCAACAACAGGCCGATATTGCCGGCGCTGCCAAATAATATCGATAGATCGGCCTCCCTAGGGCGCAGCTTCTGCCAGCCCGGCAACCGCGGCCCCTTCTGGCCCGCCGGAATCGGGATCGGAACGAGCCCGCGTTTCAGGTAATCTTGAGCAGCTTGAATTCGGTCCGTCATATCGCCCCTTGTGCCAATGGCCGGCCCGTATGCTGATAGTAGTACCGCATCAAATGCCGTTGTCCCTGCTTAGTCCAACCCATCGCTTCTTGCTCCGGAGTCACCGCCCCGTACGTCATCGCATCCAGCGGGTGATACCACTGCGGCAGCGCCCGGAGTTTGAACGACTCGACGAACTCGCATCGCGCCCAGTCGGCCTCCGGTCCGCCGGAAAGGCCGCAGAGAACGTAGGTACGGATTCGCTTCTTTGCGATGCCGGCGGTTCGCAATCGATCGACCGCCGTGGTCCAGGCCTCCCGGTCGGCATCCGAGTCGAGTGACAGCCGGACCATCGGTACCGTGATTCGCGCGATCTGTTCGGCGTGCCAAGGCGTCAACAGCCTGGCGTCGAGACCCTGATTGAAGTCGCACCATTGCCAGTGTACGAGCCGATCGATTACGATCTTGAAGTGTGCCACATTGGCCGCCAGCAGGTTGTTATCGCAAATGACCGGCAAATTGGGCCAATCGTCCAACTCTCGAAACTCGCCCTCGATCTTTCGCCGGCCGATCCCGCAGAACTTGCACCGCCGCGGACACCCGACCGTTGTCCGCGTCGCCATCGGGTTGACGCGCTGCAGGACGCCCTTCGCATAGTCGCCGATCTTCACATTCGGCACGCCATCGAAGAACCACGGCATCAACCGCACCGCCGGTCCGCCGACAATCCAGCGTTTGGCGAACAGATCGCCTTGCAGCACGTACTCACGAGCCTTCGGCAGCAACCACGTGAACGGCACGGATAGATAACCGGTCCGGCCGCTCTGCCAAATAGTCAAGTCTTTCGGCCATACGGTTCGCGTCGGAGCTCGCATTTATGATTCTTTCGCGTTCTTTGAGTTCTCTTGCGGTGGATTCAGTTCACCCCACAACTCCCGGAACGCGATCGCCGCGCACTCGGCAACGACTCCGTTTCCGCCGAGTCGCAACAGATCAACTCGCGAGGCTCCAGCCAGCCCATCAGCCAGAATTGGAACCGGGGATTCAGCCGCAAGTTCGGCGGGGAGGGCGGGCAGCAAGTCCCATCGTCCGGCCCGCAAGACTTCGGCCCAGGCGTCTCGGTCGTCAGGGCCCGGTGCAAAAGCCGGCAGAGTTCGGCGGGGTCCCACTGCTTGCTCGCAGTCGCCAAGCTCGGATTCCCGCCCGCATAACACTTCGGCGCCTTGGTTCCGTCCGTTGCCGCGGTCGTCGGCCATTGGCGAGTTGCCATATCGAGTGGTATGCTGCCTGTGCGAAAATTTCTCTGCTTCCGGCCACCCGAGGGAGTCATAGCCGTCGGCCATCGAGACGCCGTCAGTTGCAGGGGCGTCCCGCCTTGCGCGAACTTCTGTTTCCGGCCACCCGTATCCGTTGTTGCGGTCGGCCAACACGAACACCCGTTGCCGCTTGTGACTGGCGCCCGCTTCGGCAGCCGCGAAACAACCCCACGCCGCATCGTACCCCGCTTCGGCCAGGTCCCCGAGAATGATTCCGAGTCCTCCCCGGGAAACAAGGGGAGGCACGTTTTCCAGGAAGACGATCGCCGGTCGAACCTGGCGAACGATGCGTGCGATATGGGGCCACAGCCACCGGGCGTCGGCGGCTCCGAGTCCTTTTCCGGCGGCGCTCCAGGGCTGGCAATTAAAGCCGGCCGTAAGGACGCAAGCGTATCGTCGAGCCATTTTCCGTAGCGATTCGAGCACTCGCCCTGGAATCCGCGTGACATCGCTATACACAGGCGCGTCATCCAGCCGCCCCCGGCGAATCGCTTCGCCCAGGTACGCGGCTGCGAATGCTTCCCTCTCCACGTACAGAACCGGGCGAACCGCGTCAGGCGCGACCGCTTGCGCCACGCCCCTTTCGAGCGCGCCCGAGCCCGCGAACAGTGAGATGCAGGGAAGTACAGCCACATCAGGTTTCCTCTGGCAATCGGTTCCCGCAGAAGGGGCACTGCGGCTCTTGTGCGTAATCGGGATGGTACTGCAAGGAAAAATGACGCCCGCAGGAACCGCAATCGAAGGCCTTTCTTTCCCATTCCGGAACGCCTTCCGACACCGGGGCCGGCACATCGCAAGCCGCTTCCGCCGGTACGAGGTCCGCCTGATACGTCGGCATATCGTCCAACTCAGCCGGCAGCACGCCGCGGCGGATCATCTCTTCGTAGTGAATGATGGCCATGGCGTTGAAGATCACGGCCGCCAGGTGATCTTCCGACCGGTCGCCCTGGTGATACTGCATCACGTGCCGGCGGAGAGAGGCGAAACACCGGCTGGCCGGGATACCCTGTTCCCAGTTGCGTTCGGAATACTTCACCGCTCCCGCGCGAAGCCATTCCCCTACCCGCTCTTCAGCAAACGGCGAGAAGAGGTCCGGCCGCGGCTTTTCCTCGGCCGCATCGCGGACGGCGCCGGTTGCGAACGATTGACGTTTCCCACTGTCGTGCATATTGGTCTTCCTTTCTCATTGGAATCCACCGCGAAAGAGCGAGAAGAAGCTACCTTCTTTTTTGTGTTCCTTCGCGGTAAATTATCTTCTTCATACCCTCACCCAAATCACTTCTTCCCAGTCGATCCGCCTCGGGTCATCGGCCGACAGCTTGGCTTCGTGCAACCGGCGAAAGAACGATTTCCGTTCGGTGGTCGTGACGATCGGCTCCCCGCCGAACAGGCTCGGATGTTCTTCGCGCTTGACCAGCCAACAGCGGGTTCGGTTGAAGACGTCGAAGCCGATGGAATCCAGAAGTTGGCACGTCAAGTCGCAAAGGGGCACGCGCCGCTTGTTCTTGACGTAATCCTTCACAACGATCGCGGCCACTCCGTACGGCTTTACCGCCAAGTGCAGTTGCCAATACACCGTCTCCATCGCTGTCCAGTAGGTTTCGCCGGAAGTGTTTCCGACTTGGCCGGTAGTCGTGCCGTAACTCTGCTTAAGATTCCTCATGCGACGATGGTAACCGTCGGGATTTTGTGTATCTGGCCCGCCGGCGTTAAGCGAAGACTCGTACGGTGGGCTCGTTACCGCGGCATCCAACTTGCCTTCCTTCATCGCCCCGATCTGGCCTTCACCCACGCCGTACCCGCCGTGACGTTGCGACTGGCCGAGCGATCCGCCGGCCGTTTTCCGCTTATTGCGACTTTGCTTGGCCGTTTCGGTTTCCTTGTGTTTTCCCTTCACCGATTCGGCATACGGCGGACTGCACACGACCGCATCGCATCCGCTGACAAGCCGCGAGAACTCGCGAGAATCGCCTTGCAGGATCATCGGCAGCGGATCGCCGGCCGCCTTCCACATCGGACGATGCTTCGCGAAGTTGCGGCGGGCCAACTCGACGAAGTGGTTTTCCAACTCGACGCCAACCCAGCGCAGGCCACGCGATGCCGCGACGATCCCGCCGGTCCCGACCCCGCCGAACGGATCGCCGATCGTGTTGCCCGGCTTCCAGTATCCCTGTTGGAGGCCGCAATCGATGATCCGCTCGATCTGCCCGCGGGCGAACTTCGCCGGGTGTGCGAACGCTTCGGGCGTAATCACACCCTTCCAACTGTCTTCGTAACAGTTGTGCCAATCGGTTGTTTCTGTCGTGCAGATCATCACGCCACCCCCACATCCTCGACCTCGAACAGCGCCGTCGCCGAAAGCCGCTTCCGGCCGTAGACCTTGCCGTGATAGTTGTAGCGGCCCTTCACGACGGCTACCTGTTCAACATGAAAGTAGTCGCGGTGCGTCCAGACGACCGACCAGCCGTGCTGCCAGTCCGGGGCGGTTACGTAGTCCGGATTAAGATCGCACAGACACCCGTTCTCCCAGGCCGCGTAGGTATCGGAAATATCGCGATGGTAAAACGCGCCCAGCCGATGCGTGTGGCCGTGGATCACGCAACAGCCGTACTTCTCGAAGTGGCCACGCGCGGAATACCCCGACCACTTGCGGGCCAATTGGCCGTGCGTGAACAGCAGCGACCCCACGCGATACGGCTTGTCGTGCTGCCGATAACGAATCTTCAGCGCCGCGAAGTCCAACAGCTTTTCCAGCCGCAACGCCCGCAACAGCGCCAAGGCCTTCGCCTCGGTCCGCAGGTAGTTCCGCAGCCGAAACTCGTGATTGCCTTCCGAGAAGATCAGCCGGGAACCCGGCGCCGCCTCACGCACCTGGCGAAGGAAATCCCGCGTGGCGTCGAGGTCCTGTTGCAAGTCCTCTTTCCGCGCCGGGTCCTTGGCAAACCGGCTGATCGAGTAGAAATCGGCAATGTCGCCCAGCAGGTGGATCGTCCCCGGTCGATGCTCGCGGATGAACGCCAGAAGCATTTTGCAGACGTGCTTGTCCTGAAACGGAACGTGCGTGTCGGAAAACACCACGCCCATACGACGGTCGACCGTTTTTCTGTTCTTGGCCATCAGAACGGTATCTCCTCTTCGGCAAGACCCATCGCAACCGCGATCGGGACCGGCTCCGGCTTCTCGCCCAGTTCGTAATTGATGATCGTGTCGAACCGCTCGCCGGCCACGCTGCGGACGGTAATCGCTTTCGTCTGGCAGAGGCCGCCGGCCGAAGCGATATCCACCGCCCGCTCGGCCGTCGGCGGAATCGGATCGTCCGACCGCTCCGACCACCACTTGACGAATTTTCGCCGGGCGAAGCCGTCGTGTTCGGGACAGACCCACTCGCACCGATAGTCGTGAAAGCCGACGTCGTAGTCGACGCGCATCGTTTTGGGCGAGTCTTCGTCGGCGCCGCGTTTCGTGTGGACCGAATAGAAGATGTCGCGGACGGTGTATTCGGTGTCGGTGACCTGGCCGGTGATAATCCCCGCCTCGCTGGCCTTTGCATCGTGTTTCGGTTCGTCCGAATTGGGAAACTCGTAGCCGCAGTCGGGGCAAACGCTGTATCCACAAGCAATCACCGACCGGCATTCGGGGCATTCCTTGGCCGGCCCTTCGCCCGCGCTGCCGCCGCCTCCACTCTTCGGTGTGCGAATCTGGATCGCGTCCACCGGGCCGTGTCGCAAGATGTTCCCGGCGAAGTCCAAGACGAGGCAGTTTTCCTTGCCCGGGAACAACCGAAAGCCGCGGCCGACCATCTGGTAGTAAAGCCCCGGCGAGTTGGTCGGTCGCAGAAGCACCACGCAATCGATATTCGGCGCGTCGAACCCGGTCGTCAGCACGTTGACGTTGACCAGATATTTCAGCGGCGGGCGAGAATCGTTGAACAGATTCGCCGGGACCTTTTCGCCCTTGAATCTGGCCAACGTCTCGGCACGTTCACCCGGGGGCGTATCGCCGCAGACGAACCCGCACTCAACGCCGTGCTTGTCTTGCAGCACCGATTGAATATGCCGGGCATGCGCGATACTGGAGGCGAAGATCAGGCAAGAGTTGCGATCGGCCGTCCGCTCGACGATCTCCCGGCAGGCCGCCTCGACCAGTTCGTCGGTGTCCATCAACTCTTCGACTTCGCTGCCGATGAACTCGCCGGCCCGAACGTGCAGGCCCGACGTGTCGACCTTCCGCACGCCGGCCTTCGTCACCAGCGGACAGATATACCCGTCGCGGATCAGTTCCTTCACGCCCACTTCGTAGCAGACCGCGTTCAACAGGTTGTCAGGACCGCAGAGCATTCCCGATTTCATGCGGTACGGCGTGGCTGTCAGGCCGATCAATCTTGCGCCGGGATTAACGATCTTCGCATCCGCCAGGAACTGCCGATACATCCCGTCGCCTTCCGCCGGAATAAGGTGGCAGTTGTGAACTAGAACGCCTTCGGCGAAGTAGTTTTCATTTCCTTCAACTTGGAGATTGTAGACTCGATCTTCGCAATGACTGCATTCATGTTGCGGAGAATGTCGTTGTTCGAGAACCTCAACGTGGTCCACCCTAACTGGGACAAGATGCGGTTGCGCCTCGCGTCTCGGGCCTGGGCCTCCAGTGTCTTGTGGCTGCCGCCGTCGATCTCGACGCACAGTTTTAGTCCGGCATGGGCCAGATCGGCCGAGTACCACGTGGCGTTTCCGTCGCGTTTGGGAAGGCCCGTCTTGATTACCATTTCGGGAGTCCACGCCGGGCCGAGCATCGCGAACAACTGTTTTTGCGGACGCGTCAGGCCCCTTCCCTTCCCGCCTTGAATTACCGGTTTGTGCCCCCTGTCCTTCATCGTTGCCGACACCTTCCCGCGGACGGATGGATCGCTCATCGGATTTAACCGTTTCATCCGAGTCGAAGACAGGGCTCCCCGGAAACGATGTGAGCATGCCTTGCTGCAAAACATTCGCTCTACTCTGGCGAACACTTTGAGCTGGTTGTTCGTTGGCTCGGGAATGTCGGCTCCGCATTCGTGGCACGTAAACCACTGCATTTTCCACAAGCGTATTCGCGGGGACATATGCGTCTCCGTTATAGAAGGGGTGATTCGGGGTCGACGTTAGTTGCCTGCCGTCTTCGAGGGTGATTCTTACCATGCGAGCGGGTTTGGGTCGCGATGAGACGGCAAGTACCGGCCGCGTTTCGATTTCTTGTGTTTTGTGATTGAACGACCGGACCATATCGCCTGCTTGAATCATCTCGATGGGCCGCCCGTCAACGGTTGTTCCCGCCGGAAAACATTCGTCAATTACGACCAGGTCGAAGGCGCCCAGATCGCAGGCCCGCTTGTAGACCGACTGGATGCCGCCGACGATCACCGGCTGCTCGGTGTCCCGCCGCTTCAGCCCGGCCGAATAAATCCCCACCGAAACTTCCGGACAGATCGCCCGCAGCTTGTCGGCCGCCTGTTCCAAGAGTTCCTTGACGTGAGCCAGAACGGCAACCCGACCGCCCCAGCGCGTAACCGCGTCCCGGCAGATCGTGGCCAGCACGGGCGTCTTGCCGCCGGCGGTCGGAATGACCACGCACGGGTTATCGTCGTGCTCGCGCAGGTAACGATACACCGCCTCGACGGCTTCGCTCTGGTAGGGTCGCAACTTCACGTTAGTTCCCCTTGGCGCTCGCTTCATCGAGACACAGGGCCCGCCGGGGATGCGGCCGCCTGTGTTGCATCTCTTGCCGCAGACGATGGGTCAGTTCGTCGAGCGGATTGCGAACCGGCGCGGTGGCGTGCGACTGTTCGCCGTCATCGATGTCGATGACGAACACGCCGGAAATAATCACTCTCATGTTCGGTTCCCTTCAAAACTTTCGATCTTGACGACCACCTGACCGCCCTTGACCGGCTCGTGTTTCTCGGCCGTCAGCTTCATGATCTGGTTGTCGTCGTGATACGCCCCGCCCTTTTCCAGCGCGTCGAACAGGGCCTTTAGAATGTTGTCCAAGTCATGCTTCCGCCGGTCGGGCGGAAATGCCTGGACGTCGACGGCCAGCGGGCCGGGAATCGGCTCCGCCCCGACCGCCGAGAGGATCGAGCAGACCTTCTCGCGGTACGCCCGACCCTTTCGGCTGATCTTCGTAACCGACCCGACGTGACGCCAGTAGTGGTTGACACTGGGCGGATACGGCAGTCGGAAACTAGCGATCACGTTACGACCGCTGCCAGGGCGGCGTACTCTCGGAGGCCTGCGGCGCCGCCTCGGCAGCCGCCGTCGCTTCCTTCCGCTTGTAACCCTTGATTTCGTTGCCGATCTCGCCGGTGTCCTCGCGCTTCTTGCACGCCACCTTGACCATAAGCGGCAAGTTGTGCAGTTCGACCGAGTCGCGCGGCTTCATCACGCCCACCGCGTGGCAGATCGCCGACAACTTGCGCTGTGCGATCTCCACCGTCACCGCGTTGGTGTGCTGAAGGCACAACTGATCCCAGAGCTTGCGGCCCTTGAACTCGCCTTCGATGATTTGGAAGGTGAGTTTCATGTAGTTGCCATTTCCCGACTTGACCGGCTTCATCTCGCTTTCGACGATTGCCGCCGGATACTCCCCGGTCGGAATTGGATTGAAGACCTCAGCCGGGTCTACTTCGTTGGCATCGAAGCCATTCATATCGACCATAACACGGTTCTCCTTTTGGCTCTAAAAGGGTTGGGGTTGCTGTTTTTTGAGACCTACTCGGCCTCTTCTTCTTTTGTGGACGTTCCGCCGCCGATAATCCCCGCATGAAGCGTCGGCCAGTCAAGTGGCAGTTCGGCAGGCAGTCCGTAGCGATTCGCCGCCACGCTGGATGGCCGGTTGACACATCGCAGAACGCGGTCGCCGCCGTTCTGGCCTAGCCCGTCCGCTATCGTGCGCTTGCGTCCGAACCCGGCGTCCTCGGTCTTGGTGATGATCTTCTGGGTCGCGAACAGCACGGCATCGCACCATTCGCAGAGCGTGGCCGAAGCGTGCTTATTCAGACGCGGCGAATAGCGATCGTAGGCCGAAACGTCCGGGTCCTCGAATTTCTCCACCTTTGCATGGGCCGTGAGGATAACGGTCATGCCCCGCTCGTGGCGAAGGTAGGACAGGGCGTCTTTGATTTCCATCCATTCCTTCAGGGCGTGGGTGTAGCCTTTGCCAAAGCCATCGTCGACCTTTTCGATCTTACCCGAGTCCATGCCGAATCGTTCGCAGACGTGGTCCCAGATCAACCGCTCCAGCCAGTCTACCGAGTCGATTACCACCGTCTGAAAATCGTGCTGCTTGGTCGCTAGGTCCCGCAGCGCTTCGATCACTTCGGAATACTTCGTTGCCAGCGGAAATTGATCGCAGTCGATCTCACCCAAGCCGTCTTCGGTCGAGATGAAAATCGGCTTCGGCGCCGCGGCGGCGAGCAACGACTTGCCGATACCCTTGATACCGTATACCAGCAGCCGCGGCGGGCCGCCCTGCTTGCCGCTCTTGATTCGTTCCAACATGCGCATACTCTCCGTGTGTCTTGAAGTTCGTGGGGAAGGAAACTAGACGTAATCGAACACCCGAACCTCTTCGTAGTCGGTCGGCCAGGTGTACGTGTTCCGGCAGTAGGTCAGCCGCGCGATGGCGGCTTCGTTCTCGCGCTGGGCGTGGTTGAGAATCTCGGGGTCGACTTTCCAGACGCCGACTCGATACGGCTCTTTTTTCTCGGCGGCCACCAGCCACACCGGCACGACCTGGCCGACCACCAGGGCGTAAACCGCTCGGTAAAATGCCAACTGGTGCGCGTAGCCGTACCGCTTGGCGTCGGCGCCGAACCAGGTCAGATCGTCGCACGTCTTCAGGTCGACGATCCCGCGCGAGGCGAGCCAGTCGATGCGAATCTGGCACGGTACGCCGCGGTATTCCGCCCGGCAGACCTGCTCGGGCTTGCCTTCGGAAAAGAGCTTCTTGGCTTCGGCATGTTCATCGACGGCCGCGGCCATGTTCCAGATAAGCCGGTGTTGATCCTCGGTCAGCACCGGCTTGCCCTGGGCCTCGGCCCACTCGGCGAATTTCTTGGTCAAGCTGCCGTACGGCTTTCCCGTGCTGGGATTGACCGGCCCGCCGACGGCATACTTCGCGTTGAACGTCTCGACGCCTTCGAGGATCAGCGTGTGCCCCGCTTCGCCGATAAAAAAGGCTTCCGACTCTTTACGCGGAATCAGCCCGAGTTGTTTGCGATGGTAGAGTTTCGGGCAGCGGCGAAAATCCTTCAGTTGGCTCGACGACAGATATGTTTCGGTCTGCCCGTGATACTCATCGGCCGGTTCGCTGCACGGATAGCGGCTCTCCGGCTCCATCCCCGCTTCGGCGAACACGGTCCGTAACTCCGGCATTCGTGCCTCTTCATCGGCCGTTAGCGCCTGGCCGTCCATCAGCTTCGCCGCGATCATCCGCAGTTCCGGGTTGAGACGATCGAGGACGGTTTGAAAGTCCATCCGCAGGTCCGCTTGTTCGGTTGACCCGTCTTCAGCTTGGGTGGTCTGGTGCCACGAGTGTAATAGAGGATCACCGAGAATCTCTTGGCTGCCTTGTGGGCCCGCGATCCCAGTGTCTCCCATGTACAGTCCGGCAAAATTCGGTTCCCCGGCGGCCGGCTCTACCAAGGCGTCCAGCACATCCAGGTTGGACGCATCGGATTCGAGCATATCAGTTTCACGCATATCGATACCCTTCGTTTTGGTGAAAACGTGAATGGCTTGTCTTCGTCCTCATCAAGAGAGGTGTAAACGGCGTTTACGAGTTCGCGTATACGCCGTATACATACTCTTATTTCCATACAACTAACCGGTCACGCGTGCCTGGCCGGTAAGAAACGTATCTTCCGGAGCGTATGCTTTCCCTGAGATGGAGAGCCATGTCCGCAATGGGCGTCTTTTCGATCAATCTCAAGGACTTATCTAGCGTGCGTTTCAGTAGTATGCGGGCACCGTCCGGGGATCGGCGTTCATGAAAACGATACGTATGTGTTCTTAGATACTGCTGTACGGCAGGATCATCACTGTTCTTCAGTTGGCGAATGCCATCTTCGTCGAGAACGACGTCCTCACCAAATGGCACAATCGGGGCGCCCCTCGCGGCGTTTAACAGGGCAGTGACCGAAATGTCACGGTTGGGATAACGCACTAGCAGCGATAAATAAAACAGCCCTCGATATGGGTCCACGATGGTCGCACGCCCGTCCCAGTTTAGTTGCCACGAATCGCCGATCCGTGAAATGCTGGCCGAGATGGTTTGCATGATGTTCCCTTCGACTGCGGTTCCCTACTGCCACGCGACTTGCCCACCATCTAACTGCGGACGATAGGAAAACTCGCACCCGGATAGAATGGTGGCCTTTAGATGGTCGGCCATTTTGGGCAGACGTGAGCGGGAGATTTCCCTGACGGCCTTATCGATTGTCCGCTTGACGGGTACGCGGATACGATTCCGCAACGCAACATCCTGGCTTTCGGTCAGGAGTGGCGACCCGCTGGCGGCCAAAAACAAAACATCAGCCGGAAACGATTGGTTCGGCCGGTGAACCAGTAGCGAGAGATAAAACAGCCCACGGTATGGGCCTACGATATCTGTTTGTCCGTCCCAGTTCAGTTGCCATGAATCGCCGATCCGCGAAATGCTGGCCAAGATGGGGTGGGTGAGTGTGGTTTGCATGGTGTGTCCTTTCGGGGTTTGCTCGTAAGATTATGAAAGGCAACTCGATCCAAGTTTGGACAAACCGCCGCCACGAACCGCGCGACTACGATTCGCGGCGGTGGTCCCTCTTGCGATCCACCGTCACGAACCCGGGCCGATCCTCGAATTTCTCAAACCGCTCCATACCCCGCCGATCGTCCTCGGCCTCTCGCTTGCTGTCGTACGGGCCGCAGTCGGGCGCGTTGGGTACGTCGACGATCCACCAGCCGTCTTCGCGTTTCACGGATCGCATCAGTTGGCCTTCCGTAGTTTCATCGCCCGGAACACGATCGTCAGCGGAACGGTCGGAGAATTCGGGCTCCGCTTCGTCGTAGCGAGCAGCCCCATCGATTCCAGTTCGTCCCAGGTGGTCTGCTCGCGCTCAACCAGGCGATAGGCCGCCCGGTAGCAGCGGAAGCAAACGCCGCGCGTGTGTACCTTTCCGGTACATCCCTTGATCCGGCACTCTTGTTTGGTTTTCGGCATTGGTAAGTTCCTTTTGGTTGAGGTTGGTTGTCCGCGGGCGTGTCGCTCGCGTTGCGTTTAAGGCGAGCGGCACAAACAAATCTACCGCTCAGGTCATGGTTGCCGGGCCGATCGGTCCGGCGTGCCGACAACCATTGCCAGCACGACCCTGATTGTACTCGGAATGAAACCGCTGTCAACA